GAGATCGATTTATTTATAACTATATGGTGTTTGCTAAAAAGAAATATCCTGACAACTGGGAAGAAAAACTTTTAGAGGGTGCAAGAAATTATATTGTTTACGATAACATATGGGGAGATGAAAAAGTAAAACAAAAAATTAAAGCATATAAAAAAGATACCGCAGGTCATACTTGTTCAGAAGAACCTATTAATAGTATGTGTGTTAAATCAGAATGTTTAAAAAGAAAATTTGGTGTAGCCTCTGATAAAGTTAAAAAGTTTCCAGCACTATCTGCATTAATTAAAATAGATTATTCTCCTGAACCAGAATTTAGATTTACTGTGCATTACAATGACAAAGTAGAAGGAGAAACTACGCAGCAGATAATCGCTAGAGATATTAATTACATCATGGACCAAGAAAAACTTAGACGTTTAATTGGAGCTCATACCCCTATTCCACCACCACGAATTAAGGGTGATGATATGCAAAATATTTTAGATAACCTATGGCAAGGAATGAAAACAGAAAAAGCTCCTCCAGGTACGTCACCAAAAGAAATACTTCATAAACATTTAGATGATTATATTCATGGTGTACCAGCAGTTAGTGATGCCTCTTTTAGAAGTGGTAGTACATTAATTGATGATGGCTTTGCTTATTTTGTATTTGATCCTTTTTATAATTTTTTAAAAAATAAAGAATGGAAATCTAAAATTGATAGGACCGGTCAAATGATGATGGATTTTTTTGGAGCAGAACTACGGAGTCTTAAACGATATCCCAAAAAAGAAACAGAAAAGAAATCACATAACCCAGTAAGATGTGTTAAAATATCAATGACACATTTTGAAAG